GTACCTATATATTCTGACTTGTCAGATCAACAACGCAAAACTTTTGATAATGCTATCAAAGCTAAGGGCGATGCAACACGCGAAAGCAAAGATCAACCCGGTGTCTATGAACCTAAGAAAAATACGGTTACAGCGTTTAATCGCGTAGCAGGTAAACCTGAAGAGATACTAGGGACTGAAGCCATTAAGCCTGAAGTTGTAGCTGGGACTGAAGCGGTTAAACCTGAAGTAGTACCTGAACCTACTGTACGTCAAAAACCTACTAAACTTACCGGTGAGGAATGGGCTACACAACGTAGAACAGTAGCGGAACAACGATTTAATGTTACATATCCTGATCTCAAATTTGCAGACTTACCTAAAGAGATACAAAACAGTTGGATACATGCAGCTACTAATTCTACGAAAGGTGGTGCGCATCCTGAAGATGTTTCTGTACCTAACAAAGTACAAGCGCACATAAATAAGGCTACCCCAGAACGCGCTTATGATTTTGCTGTTAAACGTTATGGTATCTCTGATGCAGTTCCTGTAGATACATTAAAAACAAACGAAGATACATGGAAACAGGTTGAGGCTGAATATGAATCAGGTACTCCAAAGGTATATTCTAAAGCTGCAATAAATAGAATTAAAGAGCACTACGATAATGCTACAAAAGAACCTGTACAGGAAGAAGTAAAAGTAGAACCTACACCTGAGATAAAACCTGATACCAATACCTATTATCCTACAGACGTCTATGGTACAGGTGTAAATAGGGCCTTAATCGAAAAAGAGGCAGGTAAACATATACTATCGGACGAACAGATAGCTGCACGAGAGGCGCAAGTAAAATCAGATGAAGAAGCGCGTAAAGCGACTGCGCCTGTAGAAAAACCTACTGCGCCTGTAGAAGAACCTACTGCGCCTGCAGGAACTGTTAATTATCCTGAATATGCAGCTATGGATAAGGAGCAGCTTGTTGAGGAACTAGAAAAGTATAAAAACCCAACATCAAAACAGGAAATGCTTGAGGCTGAAGATAGAATAAAAGCTATCCGTGCTGCTCAAACTGCAATAAAAAAACCTGCCCTAACCAAACCTCTTGATGAAGATATACAAGATATAGTAGCGATAAACCAAGCGGCTAGAAATGAAGCGGACCCAACGGACGTAGGTGTTACAGCCGATGTAGACAATACACCTACAGCAATTGCTACTAAAGAAGCTATCAAAAACCATACAGAAAACCCAACAACAAAAACAGCGGCGGAAGTTTTTGATGCTGTACATGCACACGACAATGCTGTTGCGGAAGCTAAGGCGTCTAAAAGTAAAGATAAGAAACCAAAAACGCAATCTATAGATAAAGCAGAAATAGTCGAAGCGCTCACAGATCACAAAAACCCTATAATCAATTGGGTAGGGGAAAGACTAGATGAGCTAGAAGGGATCAAATTCGTTACTGATGATAGTGCAGGTGGGTCATACGACAGAGCCTCAGAAACGATTACTATAGGTAAAGGTGTACCTCCAAAAACAGCTGTGCGTGTAATAGCGCATGAAGGTGCTCATGCTATTGTTAGTCATGCATTAGATAAACCTAACGAAGAGCAAAAACCTTATGTTAAAAAACTAAATAACCTATATGAAGCGGTTAAAGACCATGAGTCAATAAAAGACGAGTATGGTGTGCAGGACGTACATGAGTTCGTATCTGAAGGATTCAGTAATCGTGAGTTTCAAGAGAAATTAGGTAAGATCAAGTATAAGGGAACAACTGCGTGGGGTAATTTTACTAATGCAGTTGCTAAACTGTTAAAGCTCAAAAAGGACACTGCGTTAACTGAACTGTTGTCTAACACAGAAGCATTAGAAGCTATCCAAGCAGATCGTAAAGCTAAAGGTAGATTATTCAATCTTCCAGCAAAACAAACGAACGACCCACTGATTAAACGTGCAGTTGACTCAGGCTATACAACGATGAAGGAGATCGAAGCGCCTAAGTCTATCCCTGAGCGTGTAAAAGGTATGAACTCATGGATGAATAAGTTCTGGCAGCAGTATGTCAACCAATGGCACGGTGTGGAAACGACGTTAGCGCCACATCTAGGTAAGATGGTAGGTGAAAAACAACGTGCAGACCTTATCGGTCGGTTTATGTCTACTGCACCTAACTTCATCACCAATGCCCTACAGATGGGTGGTATTGAGGTATTGAAAGACGGCACGTTGGACATCACGAAAATCCCTGTACGTTTAAGTTCGGGTAAGGTGGTTAATGCCTCTATCTATGAGATGCAACGTCAAGTAGACAAGATTGGTAAAGAAGGCCGTGATCTGTTTAACCATGTGGCCTACGTATTGGATGCAGCTGACCAATTGAAACGTGACCCAAGCAAAGTAGGTAAACACATCACAGACAACATGGCTGAGTTTAGACAGCACGAGAAAGATGTAGCGGCTTTACGTGCCAAGTATCCTGAGCTTAACGATGCATTGACTATGTGGCGTGAGATCAATAAATCATTGATTAAATCTGCTTTTGACTCTGGCCTAATCAACAAGAAAACGCACGATGCTTTTATGAGAAACACCAGCTACTCACCTCGCTATATGTTACGCGAAGAGGTGCTACAGCGTTTAGGTGTACAAGAAGTTAAACCAACTGAAGTGGGTAACACCAGCACTAAAGTGTTTAGAGAACGTACCGCAGCAGAGCACCAAGTAAACGTTTGGGAGAATATGACCCGTCATTATGCGGGTATGACGCTGGGTATCATGGCGAACGAGACTAAGAAAGCGATTGGTGAACAGTTTGCTGCTGTTGGTGCTGCACATGAAGTAAAACGAACCACTGACAAAGCCCTACAAGGCAACCTAGCAGTCATGGAGAACGGTGAGCGTAAGTTCTATAAAGTAGATAGCCCAGAACTCATCCCGTCAATGATGCAGGTTCAGATGGATTTTGGTCCTCTAATGAAAGCAGCGCGTGGTGCTACACAAGTGTTACGTACCGGCGCTTTAAGTAATCCGGGTTATTGGATACGTCAGATTGCAAGGGATCCAATCGCAGCTACATTGGCTACTGATTTAGGTTGGATAACACCAGCCCACACCATGAAAGAACTGACTAGCATTATGCAAGGTAACAATCCTGCATACGAACTGCTGGCACGTCGAGGTGTTATCGGTCATGTTGACCCATCATTAAACGCAAGCGATGTGCATCACTTTATGGATACGATGAGCCGTAGGGTGAACCCTAAAGGTGCTATTGCTTCTGTTGCTGATAAAGGTGCGAACTTCTTAAACAAAATGCACATAGCAGTGGACGGTGCGACGCGTGTAGCTATCTACAAAGAGGCACTAATTAAAGCAGCTAAAGAAGGGTTACACGGTAAAGCTGCTGAAAACTATGCGGTTATGATGGCTAGAGAGAATATCAACTTCTCAGTAACTGGTGAGTCACAAGCAATCAAACAGGCGCGGTTACTTATCCCGTTCTTGTCTGCAGGTATTAACGGTCTGGAGCTGATGAGAAAAGCCATGACTGCATCTAATATACCTATGAAAGAGAGAGCAGAGTTTAGACGTCAGTTCTTAGGTAAAGTGGCCACTATTGGTATGTTGTCTGCAGCATACACAATGTATATGAGTGGTAATGAGGAGTACGAAAGCCTACCCGATAACAGACGCTACAATAACTGGGTATTCCCATCAGGTATAAAAGATCATCCGGTTGCTATTGCTTTACCTCCTGAATTTGCATTTGTTAAATGGTTACCTGAAATGATGGTGCGGTACGGTATGGGCACACAGAACGCTCAACAAGTGATGACCGCAGCAGCAAAACAAGTTCAAGGTATGATGCCGGGCGGTATGGGTTACACCTTACTACCTATCCCTCAAATCGCTAGACCTGCGGTCGAAGCGTGGATGAACAAATCCACATATACTGGGGAAGACATTGAAACTAAAGGTGAACATTATCAACTAGAATCAGATCGTGCATCGGTGTTGGCTAATACTCTATCTCAGCTAGGTATGTCAGCACCTAAATGGGATCACTTATTCCGTGGGTATGGTGCAGAGTTGGGTTCAGCGGTATTGGCCTTAACTGACATGATGCTTAAACCTGAAAACGGTCCTGTTAAACCTGACAAAGACTTTGTTGAACTACCGGGTCTTGGTTTGAAGAGCACATTCGGAGCTAAGTACGCAAGTCAGCAACGGACTGACTTCTACACACATAAAGACGAAGTTGATAGTCTACGATCTCGATTAAACACACTTAAAGAGCAAGGTCGTGCAGATGAGTTTAATACACTACTGAATGCACCTGACACAAAGCTCAAGTTCCAAATGGCTCAGATTTACGACAAGATAGGTAGACAGATGCAGCAGTTGGGTAAAGAGATAAAAATGATTGAATCCAACAAGAACATCACAGATGAAATGCGGAACACTCAGGTTGATAGACGTAAGCGGGATATAAACCGTCTAGCGGCTGAAGCTGAAAAGATATGGCAGAAGAATATGTAACATAAAAAAGACCCCGCCTAGGCGGGGTTGAGTTGTCGCATCACAGGTGTGAATCTATATTGCCTAACTTATCAATAGCCATACAGAGGCAGCGTACGTTAACTGTTGATGTCATGTCAAGCCGGTACGGTCGTAAAGATCCACCGGCTTCATTCTCCATTGCTTCTATTAAATTATTCAATGGGATACCTTTGGAGGTACACCACGACTTCAGTTGGGTTAAGCTGACATAGACAAGGTTTTCATCTCTAAGCTGTTTAACGTGGACAGTCCCACTAGCCGAGTCTCGAATAATACTCATCTTGCCGTGAGCAGAAGTAACAGCAACGGTAAAAGGCGCCATCTCGTGCAGGAACTCTTTCATCTGATCTATCAGAGGTATACGGTTAAGCTCCGCTTCGTCTGAACTAGAACGACATAGTGATACCACCCAGTTCTCAAACTTATCTAAATCAACATCGTGGATACCTAAACGTTTACTGACCGTAGCGCCAAGCACAGCGATACTGCATAGGGCAGAATAGTATCGTTCACGTTGAGTAAGTCCTGCTCTCACGTCTATACGGCGTCTAATCTCCATAAGTTCAGCCTTACACTCTTCGGTGTTCGTGACGTAATACTTCAATAGCTTGTCGCCGACGACACCATATGACGCCATTAAATCCTCTGAGAACATACGGTCGGTCATAGCTTTGTTTAATGGGTCTTGCAGTTCTCGATCTGGATATACCTCCATCTCCATTACACGCATAGCCTCGCCATCAGCTACCATTTTGTATTGGGTCATTAACTGATGTAAACCGTTGTTGCCTGAAGTGATGACCGGTGTGCGCCATTCTGTGACGTTAGCCCTCATGCGGTTAGAGTGTGACTCCATACGGTGCCTACCTCTACCCGATGACACGTCAAAACAGAACTGACATAACCGCTCAGGTTCGATGGTGGTGATCTCATCAATACACATAGCGATATTACGTAGCACACCTAAATGCTGCAAGACAGATAGTTTCGTGTCGTTGAGGTTCATCAAGGTGTTCTTGTCTGGCACACCCCATACACTATTCGCTACGTGTTGCACAGATGACTTACCTACACCAGACTCTTTACTAACTAGGTGAAGCATAACCCCATCAATGTTAGTGAAGAAGGCAAACATCGGGCTACCCATACTGACGAAGACGGCAAATAGTCTAGGTTCTTGATGTGGTCTATCGTGAAGCTTGAAAATAGACTTCCATGTGTTCAACATACGGTTGATCTTGTCGTCATCAGTAGAACCCTCAACTTTACTCAGGTTCTTCATACCGTAATGTTGTGACGCAAACTCAGTAGCTTCTGACGGTAAACAAAACTCAATCTCTCCTGTAGACATATATCTGCGTGTGCCTAGAACGAATGAGCTGTAGTCAGCATCCCAACCGAAACTGGCAGGACATTTAATCTTATCCGTAGTCCGTTGCAGTTTAGTAACGAACGCTTTCACGTATTCCATTAACTCTTTATAGTTCGGTGCTGCTATACCGTGTCTGGATACTGCATCGGTGAATTCTGATAGTGCGGTGACCTTATTTAGTGGGATAGCAAAGCGAACCAATGGCTGTCTAGGCTGTTTTAATACTAAGACAATAACTTCACCGGCCAAGGGATCAACCTGAATACTGTCTACCCATAGGTCGTACTCATAGACAAGTTTACCTTGCAGTTCCTGTACGGACGGTACGTCACCGTTTTCTAAGACATCAAGCCTTGCACGTTTATACACTCCACCACCTTCACGACGACTGTACGGTGATGGGTACGTTTCGACAGGGATACTAACTGTAATACTTGTACCGGTCGACTCATCAACAGCATCAATCACGCTATCTTCTGCTGAGGCTTCCTTGTGTGTGATACATAAAGATATGGGGGATTTAATCGCTTTACGGTGTACGCATAAATCACAGAAAGACTTCCCGTCCGATGGTAACTTAATCGCGTTATCCATCACAGCAAACACAGCTCTAAAGGTCTCACAGGTGTGAGGTGCTTCTATCCCTGCAGCTTTCTTTTCTGTATCCTCTCGTGTGTAGCCGGGGTGCTTCTTAGAGATTGCATGGATACCTTTATCACGATCATTACAGAACTGAGCAATACTTAGAGCAGACCGCCATTGAGGTTCGGACATTAAGTCTTGGTGTTGATAGGCCAGACGCAGGTACTCACACCCTACACCTTGAACACTATGCATTACCCCCTGTTGGAATAGTTTATGCTGCGATGCACCAGCAAGGATATTCTGTGTCGCAGTATCCGTAACGGGTTGTAGTTTATGTTCTAACTCATCAAACGAATCACGCTCAACGTAACCGATTAGGGCTTTAAATAGATCGAACTCGATCGGGTCTCCCATGTGGGCACATACACAACGTTTCGGCTTATCAGGGTCCTTCATGTTGTATGTGTCTGGAACGCGCAGTATGCGTGATGTGTCTGCGGTACAGGTAGGGTCAGCATAGAATTTACTGTCTATGCAAAGTTGTTTTAGGTATTCAGCTACTCTACGCCATTCAAAGGTAGGGATAGCTTCTGTCAGTATCCAGTATGCATGGATACCATTACCTGAGTCCACGATAGTAGGCGCAGGTAGTTCTAAACTAGAATAAAAATTTTGCAGTGCTGCAAATGCGATTTTTTTGTCTTTATAATCTTTTAAATCTACGTCGATAAAAAAGGCTTTATGCTGCGTGATTGATTCACGCTTACGGCTTTCAGTTCTTGTGGTGGCTACAAGATAAAACGTATTCCATACGCCATCAGGTGGATTGTCTGTTGCTTCTACTAATTCATCTACAGTGCGGTGGAATCTCTGGATAGTACGTTCGATATTACTGTCTCTATCAGTCTTACCAATAAATACAGAACAGTAGTATTGTCCGTTTTGTTCAGATGGCAATACTGCCCGTAAGAACTCGGCTTTAGAGTGTCCAGTCATAAAATGTCCGTGGGTTAAAAAAGTGGGGCGTTGCCGCCCCACAAAAGGAAGACTTAATCGTCGTCCCAATCAGCTAGGATTTTCTCTATATCTTGTTTAGCTTCCGCAGGTTTAGCCTGTGTCGGCTTTTCACGTACAGTCGGTTCAGCCACCTCTTCTACAACTGGTGCAGGTTGCTTAGGTGCTTCGATTGCAGGGGCTGGTGCAGGAGCAGGGGCAGCAGTAGATGAGTTTCCAGCATAGTTCGGGGCAGCAATTGCATACCGTGAATCTTCCGTCTCACTTTGTTTAAGTACGGTTTGGTACTCAGCTTGGCTTAGTGGACGTTCAGCAGAGAATATCAGTTTTGGTGTTGCGCTGTCCAAATCAAATTGCGCTTTAGTTACAACAGCACGGATTGGCAAACCATGACCAGCTAACTTTTTGGTGTATTGCTGTAACGGCATATGGGAATCGTCACCTTTACCAAAGATAGATGTTGCCGCTACTGTCAGGTTGTATACATCACCATCCAAGTTGTTTGCCAATGCAACGGCTAACCGTTGAGAATATCGACAAGCTTTACTATCGCCTTGGCCTGAGCCTTTAACGTTCATAGGGCAATCATTACAGGTTTTACCCATCGGCGTTGGTACAGTCGTATCAGGCTTAACACCGTCATCAGACCAGCAAGTAGGTGATACGGTTACGCCTTCTTGGTATGTACCTTTGTAGTAGGTACGAGATACGCTAGGTGATGCATCAACAACTACGATGTTCAAATGACGGTCAGGTGATTTTGCTACCTCTTGACCTGAAACCATCATACGGAACACACCACCTCTGATGGAAATGCGTTTACCACCCGAACTGCCAGCAAGTTGTTGGGTCAATGGGTCTTTGATACCTTGCAAATACGATAAATCTACATCGGTGGCGCTGTTAAATAATGCTACTTCATTAGCCATTTTGTTCTCCAGATTGTTTTAAATACTCTTCAAATGCTTCACGGGTTATACGAATGCTCGACCCTACCCGAAGGGTTTTTATTTTGCCGGAGTTGCATAGGTCATATGCAGTCTGGCGCGATACTCTTAATATGTTCTGTATTTCTTTCACCGTATAGATGACAGGTTGCTCACTCATTTTGCTTTCCTCACACTGATTGTATATTCACTATCTTGGTTTAGGCCCGGAGGTAGTAGTTCTGGGTGTTCAGCAAGGAACTGTTTTATGTGCGTTTGGTGTAGCCGTTGCTCCAACAAATCGTATGCCTCATGCTGTTTGATAAACTCATACATCGAGTGCCAATCGCTAGTCCAGTACCGTGTCTTAATTGAACGGATAACAGTACCAGAATCTGTTTTGATACTATTGGCATCATCACGTTTGCATATATCTAACAGCAGTTTAGAAACTGCGTCCTGTTGCTCCTTGATAGCGGCATCTTCTGTTTCGTACTGCTTAGCGAGCTGCGCCCGTTTTTCGCGCATTTTAATATAGATCGCTGTTAATTTTGCTACGTTTAATTCACTCATAAAGTTCTCCAGTTCACTGCCACCACCTCGGCAGGTAAGGTCTATTTTATACCACTTCGTACTAATGTCAACTACTTAATAATGATTTGTACATTCCTAATAGATTTATTTGATTACTCTCCCGTGTTTGTAGTGCTGTATATAAATGCTTTTCCACAGGACTGCCTTGTAGATGTACAACAGTGCATGGGTTTTTCTGTCCTGCTCGATGTACACGGGCGTTAGCCTGTGCATAGGTTTCATAGCTTGTTGTTGGTGACCACCACACAACGGTATTAGCCGCATGAAGGGTTACTCCGTGCGAAGCGGATTGAGGTTGGATAACTAGCACCTGCTTCTTACCTGATGTCTGAAACTTATCGAATATCTCTGTGCGGTTTTTTAGGGTTACACCCCCATGAATCACATCAACGTCATATCCTGCAGCTGTCAGTTTCTCTTGCAGCATAGCAATTGAATGTCTAAACGCGCAGAACACGAGCACACTATGTGAACTAACCTCAATCACATCAATCAGCTCATTGAACCGCGTCTTACAATCGAAGTCGATAACTTCTCCATTATCGGTATAACAGCCACCTGCTGAGATTTGTAGGAGTTTGTTCATATTCACAGCAGCATTAACTGATGTGATCTCATTCCCTGCAACTTCAAACAACATCTCACGTTTAAGTGTGTTGTAGTATTTCTGTTGTTGTTTAGTTAATGGTACATCCCGCGTCTGATACATAAGCTCCGGTAAGTCCAGACACTCTTCCTTTGTAAACCGTATGGCCGGTTGCATCAGCTGGTGGATATAGGCATTAGCTTCGGGACGTGGTCGCCATGTAAAGGTTGATACCTTCTGCATAACCCGATCTTTGAACATATACTCCGTGCGGTCTACTTTATGTGGGTGCATCATTTTAACTAACCCATATGCATCTACAGGAGACTGCGCCGCCGGCGTACCAGTCATTAACCATAACCATGAGTCAGGTGTCAGTAGCTGATTTATCGCTTTCCATCGGTTGGTGTTTTGACGTTTTATGGCCGACGCCTCATCGATAATCACCATATCGAATTTACCTTTGAGCAGCTCATTAAGCGCAATCTCAACCCCATCAAAGTTGATAATCACAATCTCAGCATCAGACTCGATCACCCGTTTCCGTTGTGTCGATGTGCCGTGCGCTATACCTACACGCCGGTGCATAACTGTCTTAAACAGATCGTTCTGCCATGCAGATTGCATGATAGATAGTGGGCAGATAATCAACACACGGCTAACTAAACCCTTACCCATCAAGTAGTCTAATGACCATGCAGCAGATGAGGTTTTACCTGTACCCATCTCTGACAAGATATAGGCCCGTTTATTTACTGACAGGAAACTAGCAGTCGTTTTCTGATGCTCAAACGGGGTATAGATACCGGCCCAACTATAATCTTTCAGTATAGGGGATGGGGTTTTAGGAAACCCAAGGTTATGTAATACCCGCACCTCATCTAACCCCCAGTGGATTATTACAGTCGCAACGCCACCATCCCAACTTAACAACTTGCTTTTGGGTATGATCGACGTAATCCGTTCAGGATACTTAGTGCGCAGCTCTATTGCTTTATTGTCTATTATTCTCATACAAGTCCATTGCGTTAAACGCAAGATAAGGTCCAGCTAGATTACAAATTACGCGTAGTCGTCATCATCACCGTTAAACACATCGAAGGTGTAAAACATAACCACACCTACGACCACCATACTTACTAACGACATCAATATATCTTCTATCATCACTCCTCCAAAATCTCAAATAACTGGCATTTGGTCGGGTTACTGTCAAAGTACCAAGCTCTGATCCGTTGTTGGTCTTTCTTACGTTGGCCAGAAGCAACCCGCAAGGCAAATGCCTCTAATAAATCTTGATGTTGGACTAAAAAAGCGTCACTTAATCCAGCATCTCTTGCGTATTGTCGTATTGCCGCTGTTGGAAGCTGCATTATTTATTTACCTTTCTACTGCCGGGGTTTTTGTTTTTGACAGTTTTCCCTTTAGTTTGGGAGAACGCTCTGTTGGTTTCAGGTGATACTAACCGCAAATTACTTTTACTATTCAACCCACCTTTAGACAGTGGCTTGATGTGGTCAATATCTTTACCTTTCCTATCTACACCTGCTTTGTCCATCGCTCTACGCGCTTTCTGACGTTCGGCTCGTAACTTACGGGCTTTAGGATTTTGCATTTCCATCTGGTGTTCGTGCTTGTAGTCTCTATCTTTCGGGTTTGCATATGGCATCATTTTCTCCCATTGAACTCACAGTCGAGGCACGGACAAAAATTCCTGCATAGACCGTTCTGTGTTTTATTAAATACCCCTGTTTCATATGCGATTGTTCTTCGGTGCAGTACATCATCAAGCTGCTCAAACACTTTAAACTTTTCAGCATTAGGGTAGGAAGTTTTTATTATATCCCTACACACTACAAATAACAGCATCCCTTTAACCCGTTGAATATCTGGGAATAATAAGAACACACAGGCGGCCATAAGTTGCAGCTGTAAAGGATCTGCATATTTAGATGATTTGCCCGTTTTGTAATCTACTACATAGGCTATTTGCTTCTCGTGGTCGACAATCAATAAGTCGGCAACACCTCTAAACCACGCTTCTTTGTCGAAGAAATCACAAGGCTCCAGCACACCATTTTTTCGGGTTATACCCATCTTACGTTCGACAAACTTTTCACCTTGTATGGCTTTGAGTTTGTCGAGATACACTTTTATGTATGAAAACTGAGGCGGTAATGCTTTATCTTCCCCAACATATTCCTCAGCCGCTTTATGTAATTCAGTACCATAAATAATAGCGTCAGTATCAGGTTCTCTAGGAATATCTCTGACGACTTTCTCTCGCATATATCTATGCGGACATTGTTTAAAAGTACTCAGTGAGCTATAGCTCCACGGTTGCATTGTATATTTTGGTTCCATTATCGCCTCGGTTCAGTACAAGTATGCACGTCAGCCAAGTATACCATAGTGATAGGCTGCCCATAAACCGTTCGTCACAAGCAAACCTGCAGATAGAAAGTTGATTATGGTTTTCTGTACGTGTATACGTCCCGCAGCTTGATAGACTAATGGGATTGCATCATCGTGACATTCACCTGACCTAACAAATCCAATCAAACACTCAACTACAAACTCACTTCTTACTTGAGGTAGGTGTGGTATATATAATCTTTCGTTTTCTTCTTCCATCTTAAACCTCTTTTAAGTTACGACCTACATGACCTTCTACACCTAGCACAATGCCGGGCAACCACGATGGCGCTCTCACCATCTCTTCTTCAACAAACTGCAAGGCTTCGTCAGCGTAACGTTCTGGTACTGTCAGATAGTTTGCATCGTGCAGCGTTAACGCTAATGGGTATTTGTCATTGATACGTACCATAGACTCACCAATAACACAGCGAGCTAAGGCTTGGACCGTACCTTGAAAAACTTTAGCACCATAGACACGATCACTCTCTTTAGTCGACTTGTCATACACCCATTCGAGTTTTTGTTTGTCGTTATATTGCTGACGTAAATTTGGGTATGCTAAATACAAACCGGAAGGAAGCCTTATACCAGTGCCTCCTTTTACTGCACACAGATCGTTATACCCAAAGTCCATACCGTAATCATTATGTATAGCAGAGATAACTTCACCACCTGTGCGCCACATACCAGCAACGTTTTCGTATTCTGATCTGTAGGTATCCACAATGCGTTTGGCTTCGATCTCACCTATGTCTTTACCTGATGAGGATTTAATTGCGTTACGTAGTTTTGTTGATCCCGTACCATAAATTAACGATAAAGAACAATTATGTACGATCAAAGGTCCAGCCCCTGTCAGTATTGTGAACCTATTCTTCATACCTACTGAGGCGATGTCGTAAACGGGCAATTTCCTCCTCAAGCTCTGATAGTTGCCGTTTATTTCTGGCATTTTCTTGCTTAGACACAAATCTAATATTTCTGGGTTCATACCCTTTATTGTTGTTGATTCTGTCCATATCGTGTTCTGGAATATCCCAGCCACTAAGCGTTTGAACGTATCTAAGAAATAGAGACTTGTCCCTAACCCATGCTTCATGTACTGTAATTCCTCTTCCCCCATAGTTCTTATAGTTGGCATCTTTTGGGTTTTTGCATCTACTAATAGCCGCCGCAAGTCTATTGAGAAGTCTTCGTCTGTGAGCATCATCAGGTAAAGCATCTGCGTAAGCCCAATACCGTTTGGTTGCTCCGGCTTTTCTGGAGCACTGGAAACACCTAGTGCTCTTAAAATCTTTGAAGTTGTGTTTGTCCACTGTGTATTCTGGTGTGCCACAATTACATTTAACAATAAGTGACGCAACACCTCCTCTGACGCCTTGTATGTATCCAGTAACGGTAAGTTTTCCGCTCCGAAAGCCAATGCTTGGGAGAGGATGGACGAGTCTGAAACCACTAATTGACTTTCCAACCACTGGGTCCCTGACCACACTTGGTGATCCGGAGTCAACCAAATCCCGCAAAGCGGCAATGTTTCTTTCAAACCGTTCTGAATTAATCCTTGGTGGCATACAAATTCTTCTCCATCCCATAGTTTATCTGACATAGAAACCTGCTCAATAGGTTTCCACCCTGAATCGGATAATACTAGAGTTCCCTCGGCTATACAAGTCTTACCAATAAAGCGTTGGTCTTTGTCTACATCATCATAAGGTACATTAAACACAGAGCTGGCAAAGTCTTTGTACAGGTCTTTACCTTCTTGGAGTAATTGTAGTTTATCCATCTGGCCGGCAAACCATAACCCTACCCGCAGCTCGATGTTTGATAAGTCAGCACCGATAATCACATAACCCGGCGGTGCTACCACACCCTGCTTTAGGTCTGACTTGTTGGGTAAGTTCTGGAACTGCAATCCCTGTGTAGCCGACCACCGCCCTGTACGGGCACCATAATAGTTAAGGCCAATCGGTAAGTATCCGCAGTTGCGATCACCTGTATCAATCAGACGTTGAGTACGTGTTTCTTCCAGCGAACTCTTCACACCCAACCTTGCAGCTGCAAGGGCTTGAACATCTGGGTTCTCATGTTCAAGTAAAGCTTTCATACCTTCATCAGTTTTAGCTAAGGCATAGGTATCTTTACCTGTAGTCGGTGAGACTTTCATTGGCGGTTCTACACCATAACTACGTAACAGCTCAGCGAACTTAGGATTAGAGCGTAGGTCACTTGCTGTCAGGTTCAAATCCTCTAGGATTTTGCGTTGCTTATCTTTGACCTCTTTCAAATGGTTAGACAAGAACTCTCTGTCGTACATGAACTTAGGTTCGGTATACATACGGATCGTCATATCAATCAGTTTTAGTTCCGTCTTGTTAAACCTAGGCCGCATCAAGTCGAATATATGTTTAGTTAACCTTACGTCCTGTTTGCAGTATTCCCCATATGCTGCAAGTTCAGCCGGTGTGAATGTCTCTCTCCGATAGTCGATAAAGTTGTGTACCTCTGTACCTTTCTCTCCTACACCGTAATACTCAGCTAGACGTTTTAGGCTACCTCCTACCGCCGCGCCATGCGCTGCTCTAGCCATACATAGTGTGTCTAGTATGACTTTAGGGTAGATACCAAAATGGAACGCAAGGATACTCGCATCGAACATCGCGTTGTGCATGACTACTGCATTACTTTCTAAATCAAACTGGGCCAGCCAGTCGCGTGTCTCTTGTTTCGTACCACTAAACCATTCAGGTTCGTCATTGTTCTTTTGGACTCCTACACCAATCACCTCGAATTGGTCGTCGTTTATGTACTCATCATAGGTAAGTTTGGATAAGCTGAATGTGCGGGAATAGAATGTTTCAAAATCAAGCGTTAGTATGTTCATAGGTTTCTCATAATCACGTAACTGTTTAGGTAGACTATACAGATTTATCGGAGGAAACCACATCAATCTCACCGTACTCAAGTTCCAATATCAACTGGCAGTAATGGATCGCTTTTCTAATATCCTCTGCACCGTTTTTACTTTTATGTCGTGTCACGTACTTCACTACATTACCTTCTAGGTACGGTAATCTGTTATGAAAAATATACTCCACCGGTTGAATAGCTAAATCTTTGTAATGATTGCCGCCTGCCTGTTCTTTTAATGCACTCATAACCCAAAACTCCATACAATTAACTCTGCGACTATACCTCCATAGGTGGCCATAAGGACGATACACAAGGCGCGGACACGGGTTTCCAAGTAATCTGCTAAACGCTGTTCTTTGTAATACTCTTTAGTCATATTGCAATAGTCATTATGTGCTTCTCTATAGAATTCTCGATACGAATCACGCTCCGATCTTAATATTTCTGTTGCATTATTATAGTCCTCATACCGAACCCACTCGCCTTGTTCTGATTCAGTCATGCGCCATTGATGTTTTGTTGTGTATCTATTCACGCTTCACTCCCCATTGTGTGCATTTTACCCAACTCAATTAAAAATAAAGCTTCTGCTTTTGTCATCCGTGATGATCTGACAAATAACACATCATCGTTGTCATAACCTAAAATTAGTACGTCGTTTAACCGCATCTGTTTAGTATCATCTAAAGCTTGGTCGACTGTAAATGTGGTTGATGGTGGTAGTTTTGTTACCTTACCCATTCTCGAACCTCCCCAACTTGCTTTGGAAAAACACATAAACCAAGCCATGTAAAGCTTCTAATGCTCACAACGCCATCAAATACCTCACCTTCGGAAATAGCAGCCATCGAACAAACGATTTCTAAAACCCCGTCGATTTCTTCTAGTGCAACATCCTCAGTAATGAAACGAGGTATTAGTAAATCAATAATCGCATAAAGAAATTTAATCATGTTTCGCTTCCAACTGTATGTTTGTTATTTGCATGTAACCTTTTTAGCCAGTTTATGTTTGCATCTCTCGCACTTATCATTGCTTCAAATTGATGTGTTTTTGAGCCTCGACTTTGTAGTAGTAAATAGTAGAGAGCGTGGTTATTTAGTCGATATTTATTTCTAATCATTGTTCTCCCCCTTGGCTTTGGCGATTGCTTGTCTAGCATTTTCAATCGCATTTATTGATGGAGCCGCGCCGCTGTTTAACCAAAACATCAATCCATCTAACGCCTCCAGCAACTCAGGCGCGGCGGCTATTAAGTTGGCGTTGGCTACGGCTTCGGCTCTTTGTACTGTAAAAGCTTTTTGCGACGCGTAGTCAACTACGGCAATGGATAACCTGTTTTTAACAGGACGCGTACCTTGATAACCATTCCTTTCGCTATTCCAAACCCCCCTTTTATATTCCAGCTCATACTCGGTTTCTACGACTAAACGATATTGATGATCGCTATACCATCTCCAAGGGCCTTCTGTGTGCTTACTCATCCTTCCCCCTTGGCTTTTGCGATTGCTTGGATAGCACATTCTCTAGCGCCTAAGTCTGTGGACTCCTCGGATATAACTATCAAAGCCTCCAACAGCTCAGGCGCAGCGGCTATTAGCCGCGCGTTCTCTTTATCTATAGGATTAACATTTTCAGTCTTTGATACAATACAAATCGGAGTTTTACTCGGTTCTGTACTTATGCCAACCCCTACACATTCCCCGTATTCAACAGTGTTTGAATAGGTTACAAACCAAGGCCCTTTTGTGTGCTTACTCATGCTTCCCCTTAGCTTTTGTGTTTCGTAAGCACTCAACGGCTGACGCTTTGGTGGAACTGTGTAAAGCGCAACGGTATTCGCTTCACATTTAAACGCAGTCAAAATGCATGGGTGATTATCTTTTAGTCCGCGCAAGGGAATAACATTAGGGCTTGCCCACGCTACAGGCTCTTGCTCATCTTGTTGTGCTTTGTTCATCACTCCCCCTTCGCTTTGGCGATTTGGTGTCTAGCTTCTGTAATTTCACATTCAGATAAAAATTCGCTTAATGCTTCGTCGTTCCAGCTTAATATTTTTTCTAAAGCATTTAGAAGCTCAGGCGCGGCGGCGATTAATTTTGCGTTTGAATTTGTTTCGTTAATGCTATTTGTAAAATGTGCAACTGCTATATTAGTGTTCTTACTCATGCTTCCCCCTTAGCTTTTGTATTTCGTAAGCACTCAACGGCTGACGCTTTGGTGAGTGTGCGTAAAGCGGTGTTTTTATAAACCTTTCAGATTGATAGTCTGACCTATTAAATGTAAGCACGGGCTGGTTTTCGTGGTGCGTTATCAGCCACGCTACAGGTTCTACCTCTTGTTCTTCGTATGTCTGTCCTTGTACTCTTTCACCTTCAACATGCTCTCGAAGCTTGCTTTCTCCGCCTCGTCCATCGGCTTCGGGAGTATGAACCCTTTCATCCAGTTGCGATTCCCCTTTACTGGAGGTTTTGTTAAATATTTTTTCGTAGTTTTCATCGAATCGTCTCTTGTTTGTTGGGCGTTGGTTGCTACCTTTTCCCCCGTGGGTTTGACCTTTCATTTTACTCTCCCAGTTTCTTTAATCTGTTTCTCAGCATCTAATCGTGCTGCAACGGCGGCGTCTAAAGAACTAAACGATCCTAAGTTGTAGTCGACATTCTTGTGTTGTATACGTGCTGTATATGCACCTGATCGATGTTGTATACCTTTTGGCAGACTTCTCTTTGCCGGTGGTATTGCGATACTTAATTTCCCTGTATCACGTAGCTCCTGCTCAGCCTTAACTCTCACCTCAATCGCTTTATCTAATGAGTCAAAGCACCCCAAGTTGTACTCGACTTTGTTGAATTTGATCTTCGCTCTAAACGTACCATACTGAGTCTTTGCTACGCCTGTTGGCATACCATTAGGCTTTAGTGTGGTCACAGAACGGATGCGGCCAAGTGTGTTGGCATCATCGTGCGATTTCCACACCCAGTCAGATTCGACAGTAACCCGTACTGTTTGAGGTTTGTTCTGTTTAGCTATAGCCATCATCGCTTCGCGCTTGGCCTGTGCAGCTTGTGTTAGATATGCACCTTTTAGAAACGTCGATGCCAGCTTATTGAAACTAGGTTTAGCGTCACCTTCATTCGGATACACCCCATGCTTGTCGAAGTATCTCTCGGCTGCTATTAGGGCCTTAACGTTATGGTCTAGCATGAACTCTTCATACTCACGCTTACTAAATAATGCCGGCTGTGTGCCAGATGTAATCACTACAGGTTCAGGCGCTCCGATACGCTTTCTAAATGCACGAAGGGTTGTGTAGGGAAGCTTAAGTAGTTCGGCAGCTTCCGCATATGTGATTCGGTCATTCATCTTGTTTCTCCCCATCCCCGTTATACCCATGTGATTTAAGTATGAGTGTAATTAGCTCATGTATAACATCTTCTAAATGTTCAGGTACTTCACGTTCTACCCATGTTGTGTTCATTTCCTACCTCTGATGTTTAATTAGTGGTTTCTGGTCTTTGTCTAACTCCCAAGGGTACTTAACGCGACAATCTATGCACCACTTGTACCGCAGGGAGTAGAACAGACCCATACCTTTACCACATTTAGGACATAAGTTTTTAGAGTTCATTGTCTCCTCTCTATCTTAGGTAAACTCTCAATCCACTCGTCTGTCATATACACGCCGAGCATAGCTAAAGCCCAGAACAGTACGAGTAGTGCGTTCAGTATATTCTTACTCATCTCATCTCCAGTCCCTCAAAGGGACGTTAATTACAAACCATCACGGCTGGCGACTTATCCGGAACTGATCGCCTCTCACAGTGTTCGTCGCGCTTACTAACTGATTCCTAGGGTCCGGTGCTAACGTTGTCTTAAATCGCCATGCGTGATGATGCTGTCTTTCCAGCTGTCACCGAATGTTTAGAAAGAACCCCAAAGCGGAGGGCCGTGTTTAGTTGATGGTGGCGCGGACATCAAATTCGCGCAGTGCCTTGCGTAAACCAGTCCGGTTCTGGCGATACTTAGCGATGTCTTTTACTTCACCATCAAGTGAATACCATTACGACCACGTTTCCGCACTCCGACCTGTCCTTCTGTTACAGGTAATGGTATTCCTTCATGGTGCTGGAGTTTATCGCCTTCCAGCAGGGTGTCCTCGGCAAAGGATATATAGGTAAAAGAGACTTATCTATATAATTACGCTGACTTTCCAAGCTGTCATCCACCTCGCGGCTAGTGGCTGCCAATACTGCTTGTCTGTTCCAAGCTGTCACCATTCTTTCATGGAGTCAGATAGTTATTGATCTATCAACATTACAGTTATACCCATGCACACGGGTTGATGGTGCTAATAACCATCAATAATCAACTCTGTTACTTATACACTTCAGTAGTCCGCGCGAACTTTTTTACATGCGTCTTAAACCAACCCGCTTAGTCGAGTCCAAGCCCGCTAAACCTTTATCGTCTGGTTCACACTTGAATTTTAGCCAGCTCTAAGGTTGTTAATTCTTCGCAGAATTGATTATTGATGGTGCTGGTCACGTTATCCAGCTGCTAAATGTTTTGTTCCATTTAGTACGTAAGTACGACCATCATCAATTGGAAAACAATGTAAACCAACGGAGCAAGATCACTATGTAAGAACTTGGACAACTTCGTACTCTCGGATTTTATAGGCCAATAACCGATAAGCGCCTAACAACACTTGCTATATGAGTCTTTTCTTCTTTCCAACCGTTAACGCGGTATGCCGTATGTCTTCGCCTACAGTCGTCATGGTAGAGTTTAGTAGGGTAATTCGTTTCGATAATTTTACCGCACCATTTACACGGTGTCTTGTATTTTTTCTCCATAAATCACCGGTGCAATTGCTTGTAATTGCCGCTCAATCTCAGCCGCCACATCACGGACTTCTTTCTGTGCATGTTTGGTATTACGCAGCTTGATGAAATCAAGCCATGCTTGGTAGTTACCTGCAACATACAGTTCAGTTGCTTGCGCTTGCGGTAACCAGAACCGTGCGTCCTGCTTTGACATACCTAAGCTACGCAGCTCTTTGTACATACCTCTAACAGCATATTCATATTTGATTAGAGCAAATTGGGTTTCCGTATCCAGCTTATCAAAACCTTCTGGTTTTATATACTCTGCATCAGCTTCGTCGCAATAACGGCTAGACCGCACGAGGTAATCAAGATGCTTACTACGGGTAAGCTGCGCCAAGCACACCCTACTAATACCCTCGATTTTAAATACAGCATGACCGAAACGCAGAACGCTAAGATGGCCAACACTAATGATGTGAGCAAGTCGCTTGTCGTCATTCCCTTCTCTTCCGTAACAGATACCGGCGAAACGACCTAGGTTTTCCGGTGGTGTGTGTTGTTCCAATGTAACTATCATAGATTCTCCAATGCAAATCTCAGCTCATCTAAGTTGTGTTCGTTGATAATCAAAGCAATACCGCCTGACTCTCGAATGTCTTTTAAATTTTTCAACTGCAACAGAGTAGGTTTATTCTTCCCCGCCTTCGCCTCTATAGCAATGAACCGCCCTTTAACAACAGCAATCACATCAGGCACACCCGAATTACCAAAGCCGAACGTCATCGGCGTTACATAATAGGCTTTATGTTCGGCCAGTATCTGCATGATCTGTTTCTTTACTAAACCTTCTGGTGTTTTAGCCATCATGCACCCCGCTTAGGTAGGTATGATTCAGGAGGGTAATATAGTTTACATAATCTCTCCAACTCATCCATAGTACGTAGCACTAGCACAGCGTCGGGGTTGTTACCTTTATCGTGCAGTCTCCCTGCTAATTCTCTCAGACTCTGAATCATCTCTTGTTGCATTGTCATCGTGTGTACCTTCATGTGTAATTTGTAGTTCAGCTAGTAAGTGTGCGTCCTCTGGACACACACCTTGTCTCTTTAGATACTCATATCTAAGATCAATCGCTTCTTGCTTTGTCATTTGTTTTCACCAGATAAAAGTCAGACGAGCCTTGTTGTTGCGCCTCGTCGAGTAGTTGTTTGCATCTATCAACAATTGTACTGGGTGAAGGGTAAGCTATCAATAACAGCGCTACGTGCTTAGGTATTTTTAATCTGCGTAGCACGTTATCCTGTAGTTCACTAACAAAAACTCTACCGCTTCGGTCGTAGATTTGGTACGACGCTGTAGGCGTTGTTAGCTCCTTGATGAGTGTCATGTTTCGTGTTGCCATTATCGCTCCTATAAAATGTATGGTTACCGATACGTACTGCATGTTTAATATGCCTAGCCCACATAGGGCGTCGACTATACGCATCGAAGCTATCTCTATCACCAATTGGTGAGGGTATTTTGCCAGTTAAAATCAGTGAACTGAGCTTAACGAATTGTTCTCTATCATTAGTGGGTATCCAGCGCTGAGTATACCCAGCGCTTACAGTGCGGCAGACAGTTTTACCTGTCTGCTTCTTTCGATTTATCACCGTATACCCTACAGCTATCTGCCCTTTCAACTCTTCACCTCTCGATTCAGAGTAGATCGTTTTGGCGAGACACTCAACTTCATTAGCTGAAACTGAACCGCATACTAACAATAGTATTAAAGGTAGTTTGTTCATATCTAATCTCCATCTATACCTCCTAATACAGTCAATTAAATTGACGATGGTTCAAGGGTATCATGGTTTGTTTGAGGTGTCATCACTATATTGCCTTACTTCTCCGTTAATGTAGCGGTTCCAGTAGTGGTTCATGGCCTCTTGTTTAGTCTCACCATACGATCGTTCTGTGTGATACAGGAAATACGCTGTATATGTATTAGGTCTAATCGGTATGTAACTAAATTTCCACTTCACCCCAGCCGCTGCAGCTAGGGCTTCCAATTCTTCTTCAGTCATCGGATTAACCCTACCTCACCGTTAATGTAACGGTTCCAATAGATGTTCATAGCTTCTTGTTTAGTTTCCCCAGAACTCATGCCTTTATGGTGAACTAACCGTACCCAATATTCTGAACCCGATCGGTGTTCTGCCCACTTCACCCCAGCTACTGCAGCTAGGGCTTCCAATTCTTCTTCAGTGTATGTCATATACGTTCTCTCCAGTTATCTATCACAAACTGCTCCATCTGTTCTGGTGATGGGTAGACACGTTCAGGAATTGGTTGGTTGTCCCATTTGCAGCATCGGATAAACACACCTAAGGCGATATGAAACCACTCGTCGCCTATATCTTTAGGAGGGACGCCGTCCATCACGGCGTCACATAAGGGTTGATGAAAGTTGACAATAACCGGCGGGTTACCATAAGCGTGTTTTATGTGTTCGTACATACTATGTATGTAGTCTACGAATCGAATCTGTGTTTGCTTTTCGTCCATTAGAAGTCCCATTTATCGAGTAAGTCACTTGCAACTGCACGGACTTTACGGCGCATGTAGTCATCATCTTTTAGGTCTTCGGTCTCCACGCCGTCAATGACGTCGAGCAGTTGTTGTCTGGCGTACTCAAGTTGTGTGTCACCTGCGATATTCATGGCCGGCATCAGGTCAATCAAATCCCGAGCATTACCTAACAGTGACTCATATATGCGTGGCTTCTTCTCACCTTCTTCAACATCACGTAGCTGAGTGACCATACGCGTCAACACCGTCTTAAATCGTTCGGCTAGGTCAGACATAGCTACGCTGACTGCAGATTGCAATTGCTGGTCGTACCGTGAGCGCAGCTCACTTAACCCTTCGTTGCCTATA